AGGACCACGCCGTGCCGGCAAAGAGGTCGGAGCCGCGCGCTAGGCTGGTGTTGTAGGCGTAGATTTTCTTGTCTTTAGTTACGACTACTTTCTTCTGAGTCTTACTGGTCGTGCCATAGAAGAAATCGAACCCGCCGATGATCCAATCGGTGCCGTTTGATTGGTCGTCGCAGTCGTAATTGATTCCGGGGCGCTTACGGCGAGAGCCGCGCGTTCCGAAGATCACATTGTCCGCGCGCACCAACTCGTTCGGCTGGAGCATGCCCGGCTCTTCAGTCGTGTTAAGAGTTCCCACCCAGGGGAGCATCTTGAAAAGTTGTGTGACTTCGTTTGCCATTAATCCTTAAGCCAGTTGCGGCGCGAGGCGTTGTTGCGCTTGCGGGCGAGATAGGTGCGGCTTGCCACGAGTTGCGGGAGGTCGGTCGACTCGTCGTACTTGCCTTCCATTTGGCTGATCATTTTTTCGAACAGTTGGCGGTTGCGTTCGGCCTCAGTCGGATTGCGGCCAATGCTGGACCACGCGAGGTGGAGGGCGCCGTGGACAATCACTTGGCGATAGGTGTAGGGGATGGCCGGCTCGTCCGAGTCGTTTGACATCGGCTGCGGCTCCTCGATGTAATCTATATTGAGTGTAACTGCATCGTCGTAAATGGAGGGGTGGATCAACAAATTCTTGACCTTCTCCGTATTCAATTCGGTACCACGCTTGGTGACCGTGGGGGTGGAGGCCGTCGGGCTTTGTTGGTAGGCAGTTGTGCCGGTGAAGGTAATCGTCGTGGTGCTTACTGAGGAGACCGTGAAGCGGCCGTTATAGCTAAAGTGCGAGGCGCCGGAGACTTCGATTTGGTCGCCCTCTGCTAGATATGCGGCAACGCTTGCGGCAAAAACAAATGTCTTAACTAGGCCGGCCGATGCCACGGTGCTTACCGCCGACATGCCACTGACTGCCTCGTATTCGGCCGGATCAGATGTATCATTGATGGTAAAGGCGCGCGGATAGGAACTCTCGTAAGGATTTGCTAATTGCAGGCGGCGGAATTCGCGCAAGCCCACGCCGTCCATCGGTTGGGACATGTGGTTATGGAAAACTTCGATAACATCGGCGCAACTGGGCGGGAGCGGGAGCTGTTCGCTCCAAATCATGTAACTGGCCGTCGAATTCGTGGTGCCGAGGAAGGGCGAAGAAAGGGTGACGGTGGCACTTGCGGCCGTATGTTGCGCAATCTCGTAAACTTCGGGCCAGCCATCGACGCGGAACATTTCGCCCTTACGCGATCGGGCCGGCGCCGATGATAGGGTTACGGTCGCAGAGCCATTGGTAACATCGGCAGTGCCGGTTTCGAGAACCGCCTCATGGTACAGATTGATAAACTTGCGAAGGAACTTCCACTTCTTGCGGCCGAGGGCGTCGCGATAAGCCATGTTTACCATGCGCTTGATGCGGTTGACCGAGGTCGTGTCATCGGATTGGACCTTTAGCTCTTCGCGGACGGCGGCAACTATGTCGCTGAAATCTCGGACTTCGTAAATGGTAGCCATTAGTTAATACTCAATCGGATAAGGGCGTGGATTAGGGCGCCTAGGAGCGCGGAAGCTAGGTAAGGCAAGGCGCGACTGGCCCATACTTTGATTATAGCTGGGGGCGCGGGCGGCGGAGGAAGCGGCTGATTTTCTTCGGCTTTTACCACGCGATTGTCAACTAGCGCCCAGTGCTCGGGCGGGATGCCCAGCATGCGCTGCTCGTCTTCGTCGCAAAGCTCCACAAACGGGCCCTTGGCGGGGTCCGGCTGTTGGTTCGTGTAGAGGCGCGCCCCTTGGCGCGTGGGCTCAAACTGCGCGAATTTCTTTTTCTTCGGTGGTCGCATCTTCTTTTTCAGCGGTTTCGATTAATTGGCGAATCTCGTGCATGGCGCCCGCGAGCATGAGTAGGCTAGTACGCGTTTGCTCGAGTTGTGTTTCCATGTGAGAGGCTTGGATTTGTAGTTCTTTGAGTCGTTTTTGTAGTTGTTCTTTCATGCGTTGTTCCTTTTACGAGGGTTCTTGGTATTCAAGCCATTCGGCCTGGGCGATATCGGTAAGAGTTTCTTCGGTGAATGCTGATCCCATAGAATTGCGTATCGTGTCTCCATCTAGATATAGAAACACCGAGGATCTCCAATCGGCGCGACGCACCTTTTGGCCATTATCTATGAGTTGCCGGGCTTCAGAAAAATTCATAATTAGGAGGGCTCCACGATTATCCAGTTAACGGTTGATGTATCTGCACCATTCGATGAATTGATTACGAAAGAAGTTGAGGCCGTAATAGTTCCAACTGAAAGGATTCCTTGAGTTCCACCGGTAACGGCGCAAGTGAGGAAAATTCTAGAGTTGGCGGTTACGCTTGTATTACTTACGGTCACAGTTCCGCCGACTAGTGTGGACTGGCCCATTCGGGCATTGGAGCCCTCTTTAATTTTTAGTCCGCGCCCGGCGGTTTCAAGAATTAGGTCACACGCAGTCGCGGTGATTGAGCCCTTTAGCCACAGGGAATTAAATCGATTGTTTGTTAGCCCGAGATCAATATTCGTACTTGAGTTAAAGGGCTTAATCGATTGCCCAGAGACGAGCATGTTAAGACTGCCGCCGCTACCAAACTCAATACAGTCCGTGCCGCCGTTTCTAATGCCGCAAGTATTGGGCGACGTGATGTAGGGGTCGTTCGCGCCGTAACCGGTGTAAACACCGAGTCCACTTTGCTTTGCTAGGTATCCAGTTGTTCCGTTGAACACCATAAGGCGTTCTGTCGTGACGGCGCCGGGACCAACAACATAAGTTCCCAACTCACTCGAGTTGGTAGAACTTGCGATTAATTCTTTTGAAGCATTGAAGACCGCAATCTTTGATGCGGTCGCATAGTCGTGCGTCGTCTTAGTGGTAAAGGTCGGAGAATCTAGCGCCGCTTTAAGCGCCACGTTACCATTCAACTTCTGAATGGCTTGCAAGATCGTATCAGTGGACGCGACAGTTCCCGCGCCGGACGTGTAGCCAGTCAAGACTTTGCCAATCACGGCCGCGTTTGTGATTGCGAGCGTGATGGTGTCGGTCCCGGCGTTTCCGGTAACGGTTAGATCAGTGCTGGTAAGGGTAAGGGTATCTGTAGCGCCAGAAGCCACGGGCGAGGTGCCCGCGTCGGTCTGGATTGTAGTGAAGGCTGCGCCGCCTCCGCCGCCTGAGACTTCAGCCCATGCGCCGCTAGTGTAGAGAAAGACTGAGCCATCGCCGATTGAAACGCGCGCGTCGCCCTCAGTGTTACCACTAGAGGGGAGTGCGGCTTCATTCGCGACGGGGGCTTTCCAACTCGCGCTTCCGTAGGCTGGCAGTAATTTGTTTGCCATGCGGCCTCCGGATTAGACGCGCCGCTCTTTGCCTGTGATGTAAACTTGCATGTCGGGCTGGCCGGACGTGACCGTCACGACGGGGCGAATGTATTTGAACCCGGCGTTGGCGACTGAGAGGGCTTCGTTGGTGGACGATGTGATACTGACCGTGGCGTCAGTGATGTCATCCCAGTTGGAGCCATCGTTTGAGCTTTGGACCTTAAACGCCATCGCGGTGGCGACAGGCGTGAAGGTCTGAGTTCCTGTACCATAGGCCGTGATGTCGATCGCGGTGCCGAGGTTTGCGTTGGCGAGCGAGGATGCTAGCTTGTAGGTGTCGGCGCTGGTAGCGATGACGAAGTAGTCGGTCACGGCGCTAAGGCCAGTCGGAAGAGCCGATGATGTGGTCAACTGCCCCTTAAGGCCAGTTAGATAACCATGCGATGCTTCAGAGATTAAGTTGTTAACCAAATCAATATCTGAGGCAACGGCCGCCGTAGAGATCGTGCCAGTAATACTGCCCGCGCCGGAATCGTTCGCATTTTTGAACTGCGAGGCACTGACTGCCGCGCGGACCGTTTGGGTAAACGTCATCGTGCCGTTGGCGGCCGAGTCGTCCGTAGTGATAACGGTCGAGAAGCCGGTCAGGGCGTCGATTGCAGTTTCGACCAGGGCGGCAACGCTCGCGGCATCAGTTCCGCCCGAAATGTCCACATGGTCTTTTTTGCCGGCCGCGATGGCCGACCAAATGGCGCCTGTGGGTTCTGGGTCGGAGCCCGACTTATCGAGCGAGATGGCCCACGCTTGTCCGGTCGTATCGTAAATGACGAAATAGTCGCCACCAGTCGAGGCAGCGACAGCGGGAAACGTAAGGGTTTGAACTTGGGCAGTGCCCGAGATGAATCCCTTTGCGGAGACGTTCGACGCAATGATTATTTGCGCCGAAACATGATCCACATATTTCAGTGGGACGGCTGTTCCGTTAGTCGTAGTTTGCGCAGTTTCAGTATCTAATGAAAGGTACTTAAGCATGGTGAATTCCTTTTCGGATTACCGCTCAAGCGCGACGTAGATATAATCGACCGTGAGAGTGGTTGTGCTCGAACCTTCGCCGTTTTTCAGCGAGATGGTGAGGGCGAGGTTGTTCGTGGTTTCAATGTGCGTGGTATGCGTTGCTGCGAGCGAGCGATCGACGAAGAATTTAACTTTGCCTGCGCCGTCGTAGTGAAAGCCTAGGACCATATACGTGTCAGCCACTACGGTCGCGACCGTGTTCGTGGTTTCGGTCGTATTGTCTTCGGTCAAAGAAGTGAGCGAGGCTGTGGCGTCTACCTTGCGGAAGCCGACGCTATCAGTCGTTGCGGTCCAGATGTCCGTGTCCGTGGTGCAGAAGCCGACGAAGAATTCCGATTGGGTGGCCTTTTCGCATTTGACGCGAATTTCAAACCACGCCTGTTTGCCGGGCGAGAGGCCGAACCACTCTTCGGCGCTTTGTAGCTGGTTGACGTGATCGTCGGTGGACGAGTTGACTAGGGCCAAGGCGCCGCCAACCACATCGGCCGCGATAGCTTGCGTCGCGCTCGAGTCAGTTTCGGTGACAACCCAGTCAGAGGCGGAGTAGTCGCCGGCGACGAGGAAGTCGTTCATGTATTCAATAATGTCGGGCTCAGTGCCGACAGGACGATTAGAAAACCATTCGCGAGTACCGCGAGAAAGCTCAGTATTTTTAACTGGGCCAGTAATTCTGGATGCCATTTTAAGAGAACTCCTAAATTTGTAAGGGCCCTACTGGGCACTTAGGTAGTTAGCTTTTTGAGATAGTTATTCTGAATTCTGAGAAGCCATTTAATAAACTCAGATTCAGCTAAATTGTTTTTGGCAACGTTGCAGTCGGTGCAGCAGGGGCGAACGTTGTCTAGGGTGTAGCCCTTTTGGGGGTCGATGCGGTCTAGGCCGTGTCCCGCTAGTGGGAGGGGCGCTGTGCAGTAGAAACAGGGTTGGGTGCGGAGAACTTCAAAGTGCTCCCTTGTGATGTCACTTGGTTGGCCGGAGCGTTTAGCGCTGTTCTTTAGCTTGGTGAATTGGCCGCCGAGAGTGCGCTGGGATTTGTATCCGTGTTTTCGAACCGCGTCTGGATTTCGACTTCTCCAACTTTGGTTCCGTGCTCTATGCGCTGCTTTGTCGCAAGTTTTGTAGCGCTCTCGAGCATCTGCGTTCAGCTGCGCTCTGTTTTGATTACGCCATTCTAAATTGTAGTGTTCCTTACATTTTGCCTTGCAGTAAAATGCATTTGTACAATTTAGTACCGAACATTGCTTCATTTTATACTCCATATACTAAGTATAGCATATTGAGTATCTAAGGAAGATATTAGGTCCCCGGAAAGGTTACCTCTCCGAGGACCTAAAAAGAAATACTAGGCGCCAGGCGATCCGAAGATGCCCTTAGCATGGGTGACCCCTATGATCTCCCGGTATCTTGATTTGTAAAGCAAACTGTCGCTCAGAAATCCAACATCAGGACCCGCTGCCTTTGTTTCCATCGGCTTGCGGCTCACAATGCGCAGACCGTGATCTTGCTTGTCAGAAAGCAGGAACCACGCGTCCGTGTCGGTGAGGTGGGGGCTCGAAACCACAATCAAGCCTTCGCCTTTCAGCGAGTTCATGTTGTTGTCCGAGGTGTCGGGCTTCAGATCACTGCCGACTAATTCCATGGCATAGCGGCGTTGCGAGCTATGGACCAAGAGAATTTTGGGCATGATGCGCTCGATGATTCCGCTGTCCCCAACGAATTGGGTTTCGAAATCCGCGAGAGCTTGATCAAGCGACGTGACCGAGAGATCGGCCGACGTGGACAATTCGTTGCGGTACGTGCCGCCGCTCGGGAGAGCGTGGTCGGTATCACAAAGATATTGGCCGTCGTTCGAGGTGACGGAATCAAACGCGCCGTTGAAGATCGCCATGGCCGCGAGTTCTTGCGACTCTTTGCCAGAGCGGGCTAGTTTGCGCACGCCATCGGCGGCGAAATCTAGCTTGCCATCGTCAACGAGTTCTTCGGAGAGGGCCAAGCCCAAACCGTACTTTTTAACGACGAGCGTCTTGTTAGCACCTTGCTTCGGTCTTTCGAAGCTATAATCTTCACCTTCTTGGACTTCCGAGAAAAGTGGCATGTCATGCATTTCAGACGCTTGCCAGATATCGCGCGTAGTGGGCACGACCTTGAAGAGCATTTCGCGTCGGGAAGGATGCATTTCGTATTCCGACTTGAAAACTTCTTCTAAAACTGGCAACGCATCTGCGCCCAGAAAATCTGGGTACTGATTGCGTAGTTGAATGGGATTCATTTAGTAAACTCCAATATGGATTAGGGTTAGACGCTCGCGAGGTCAGTTTCGCCAAACGCTTGGTTTTGGTTAATCTTCACTCGAACGGCCGCGTTCGCTCCAAAAGCATTGCCTGCTTCCGGCGCGAGTCCCAGCAATAGAAGTTGCTGGCTGTTACCGATGCTTGAACCGGCAATTTCTTGGCGGGATTGTTTGTAGGTAGAATCTCCGGCAGTGCCGAGGATGTCGCACGTTTGTCCGATATCAGTTTGTACGTTGATATCAGCGGAATCGCACTGTCCGATATAAATCTGACTGGGGTCCACCGATACGCGCACTGCGACGCCTGCACCACTTGCGTAGTCCAAGCACAATCCGAGAATATCCGCTGTCGCAGCCGACGGATCAACTTGTCCATCCGACGCGAGACTTACGAAGTCACCGGGATAGCAAGCTGAACCCGACTCCATAATTGCGACTTGCTTGACTTTGCCTTCGGGGCGAAAACCCCTAGGACGATCTGCATTAGCCATTTAAATAGCTCCTTAATTTGTTATTCGTTTTCTTCATAACCTTCGAGGATTTTGACTCCCCCGCCGGTTTCTTTTGCCCAGTGCCGCATCTTCTCCGCCTCTTCCTTGTTATGGCGTTGGACGGTCGATTGCTCAGCACGTAGTTTTAAAAATGCTTTGTGTTTCGCAACGTCTTCTGTCGATTTGACGGCGAGAACCAGGGTGCCACGGCGGAATGTTCCGTCCGGGTCATTGCCTGTGCGCCATTGAGATTTGCGCAATTTCTCCGGCATCTCGTAAGGAATCCAGTCCTTAGCGTGGTAGCCGTAGTTTTCGGTAAGACTCTTACCGTCGATCCAGCGCGCTTCGAGCTTTCGCTCGTCGAGGTCCGCCTGGATGTCTTTCGGAATGGCCAGCTTGCTGCTGAAAACCGAATCCGGGTTCGTAGTAACTGTGCCCTTTTTGGAGAGGGGCAATTTTCCGTTTTTATTCATAATATTCTCCGCGTGTTATTCGTATTTAAGCCAATTTTTGCGTTGAGCACGTTGCTCTAAACGCTCAATCACTTTCGGGTCTTTGGTATCGAGTCCCATTTGTTGGGCCCAAACCATCATGCCTTCCGTGACTTTGGACTTAGAACGGCTGCCGCCTTTCGGAGCACTGCCGCCACTCAGGCCAGTGAAATCATCGCTAGACGATTCCTTTTGGCGCTTGGACTTTGGTGCCACGCCGAGGTCAAGGGCTGCCTCGTTAACGGCTGCGCGGAGAGCGCGAGGATCGAGTTGATTCTCGGGGATGCCGAATGACCTATAAATTTCATCGGCTTTTTTATAGAGCGGGCTACTCGCATCTTGGAGTTCCGGAAACTCACCGAACAATTTGTTCTGGGTTTCGCGGATTTGGTCCCGCCGGTCAATTGCTTGAAGAACTTTTTCCGTCGTCTTTTCTTCTGTCTTTGCCATCACATTTTCGATGGCGCGATCGGCGTCTTCGTAAAACTCTTCTTCGAAGCGCTTCTGTGGTTTGGGGGCCGGCTGCGGCGCCACATTGCTAATCTTGCGATTAAACTCGGCCTTCAACTGGTTGATTTGGGCCGAGAGGGCTTCGGTCGTTTTCTTTAACTCCGCTGCCACGTCTACAGGCGGCGGTGTTTGGGGCGTACCGCTATTTGCGGCCGACCCGTCTTGGGTACTCATTTGTTTGACTCCATTACGTGGGTTAATCGAATTCGCTTTTTGAAGACCGTTATGAAGGTGGGTTAACCATTTGGTTAATTTGGACTCATAACGTTCAGGCCCGTGACGCGGCCAGTCGTAAATTTAGTATAGCAAAACTAGTCGTTTTCTAAGGAAACGCGCAAACGTTCCACTTCGACCGTAAATTTGTTGGCTACCCGGCGGGCGCCCTCGGCGCGGGCCTTGCGGATAACTAGGTCGGCCTCATGGCCGGGGTGCAGGTCGAAGGTGAGTACTTCACGCTCAAGTAAGGCCACCTGAGCCTCGAGGATCTTAAACAGAGGTTTTAGGCCTGGCTGGGTAAGCAGCTCGGCCAGTACCATCTTCTCGTCTTCATTGAGGAACTTGCTGTCCACCACTGGGGTCTCCTGATGCTAGGCCGGGCTGAGCCTGGGCGGCTGCCAAAGGCCCTTGTTGTGAGTTCTGAACCATTTGTGCTGAATTTGCTTGCTGGGCCTGCGCCGCTTGGATGGCGGCCAAAGCCTTTTGGTGCTCTTGGTATTGCTGATAAAGTGCCATGGCCTGGTCTTGGTTAAACTGGCCGAGGATTTCGTCGGTCTGGAAAATTTCTTCAAAGTAGGCGATGAAGCCCGCGTGGTCGGAGTTCGGGAGGATCGGCACTTGTTGGCCGCGCAGGATGCGGTTTGCCTCTTCTTCCGGCGTGGGCAGGTAGGTATATTCGGGCGGCTTTGTAATGTAGCGGGCGAAGTCTTTGATACCACGCGATTTGAGGAAATTCTTGGCGCCTTCGTACAGATTGCCGAGACCTACCACGCCGGTTTGGAGGTAGATCGGATTTTGGTGCATCTGCATGATGACTTGGGCGTTCTCTTGCTGAATGGCTTGATTGGAGTTGGCCGACTGGGCGTCTAGTTCGATGTCGAAATCGCCGCAGAGATCTTCTTGGCCGCGGATGTAGCGCCAGTAACCTTTGCCATCGTCGCCAGTAATTTGGAAAGAGAGGCCGGCCGGGACGCGCTGTTGCAGCATGTGGAGCCAGTAGCGGAGGGCGCGGCGCCATGTGCGTTGGAGGCGTTTCAAATGTACGTCGAGGTTCGAAGAAGATTCTGCCATCAAGCCGCGCGCGCCTGTAGCGGTGCGGGCCGCGCCTTGGGAGCCTGACATCACGCCCGTCATCATGTCGTTAACGCCAGTGAGGCGCTCTACGAGCGTTTGGAGGGCGGCCTCTTCTTGGAAGCCGAAGGAAACTTTATTTCCCATGTTGGGGAAGTAGACGTCGCGCTGGGGATCGTCGAGGGGGATCAGCATGCCGGGCTGCATGGCGATCTTCTCTGGATTTAGCGACGAGGAGGCTTTGTAGAAGCCGATTGGCATATTGGAGAGGATGCCATTATCGATCCGCATGTTGTGGATGGCGTCCATCTCGCGGCTTAAGGGGTGCAAGATTTCGAGAAGGCCGATAGCATGCTTTTGGCCGGGCCGACGGTAGAATTCAGAGTGGAAGATCGGCCGTTCGCCCGCTTTATTGACTCGGCGGAGGTAAGTGGCGCGCAGGAGTTCGTTGGTCTTGGGGTGAATCCATGCCACGATTTCGGTGTTGATGCCGGAGCCATCGACATCGACGGCGGCGTAAGTTTCGAGGATTTGGTAGCGGTCGAGGTCCGTCTCGGTGTCGAGCATGGACTGGCCGGCGTTCTGGGCGCGCTGTTGTTCAATCTTGTTGTGCGCGCGGCCTTCGAGTGGGTCCTGGCCCGACTTGATTACTTTTTCTACAGAGTCTTTATCAAAAATCTTTTGGTCGGCCATCGTCCACATTTCGGACGCGGATAGTTCGCACTCATCGATTGCCATGTCGGCGCGCTGGGGATCGCCCGAGCCGATTAGGACAATGCGCTCGAGGGGGCGCGTTTCCATTACGGGGCCGTCGAAGATGGTTTTTGTGACTTTAACTTCTTCTTCTACTAGTTCGGTGACTTGGTTGTGGCTTTCGGCGCCGGTTTCGGGATCGACCGAGACCTGGACGCGGGGCTTTGGGACGAGTTGTACGTCTAGGAAGCGCTCGAACTTTTTGTCCCAGCGGAGTTTCAGGAAGCCGTTACCCGTCGTAACCCAGTTCCAGATCCACTCGTCGACCGCGTCGTAAACGCCGTCGTAATAGTTGCCCCAGTCCTTGAGGGAGTAGGCCATCGTGTCGGACACCATGGGGACGCGGTCTACCGAGTCCTCGCGCCGCGCGCGCATGTTGAACGGGGGCTCGATGCCCATCAAAGCTTGCATGAAACGGGCGTGGTAGGTTTTGGCGACGATGAAGGATGTGGGGAGGTGGAGATTAGAGCTTCCGTCCCACGGCCCCGAGGCGTCATTAATTAGAAACTCATCCCAATCTTGGAGGTAGGTTTCTTGGCGCTCGAGTTGCTCTTGGCGCTCGATGTTGGCCTGGTTCCAGGCTTGGACTACTTTTTTGGGGAATTCCATGTCGCGGAGCTTGTCAGCAAGCTTGTCGACAATCTGGTCGCGCTTGGGGGCGTCTACGTCTTTGAGGGGGGATTTGCGCCCTTTCTCTAAGACTTCCTTATCGTTATTGATCGTTGCCACTAGTGATTCCTTGGGGTACCACGTATGGTGGTACTAATTTGTATTAGATTTACTAAGTTTACCATTTTCGGCCCAGATGTAAGATTTTGGGCTTGGGGCGGCG